TATGAGCGTGTAATGGATGAGATAGATGAGGATATTTTAAGAGTTATTCGTTTCCCTGCCATATTGACTAACGATAAGGGTGATCCTGAACCGTTATGGCCTGATTTCTTTAGTATGGACATGCTTGACCGTATCCGCAGAAAAGTTGGGGAAGAGGCGTGGGCTAGGAACTATATGCAGCAGCCTATGGCTTCATCAGAGGCAACATTTACTGATGACGCTATTGAGTTATGTAAAAATCCTTTACGTTCTGTTACCCATCACCCGCCGAAAGATTGCACCGTCTATATTGGTTTAGATCCTGCGTTGGGTTCTAATAACTGTATTGTTGCCGCTACTCCGCATGAAGGTAAGTTAAAGATCCTTTTCGTTAGGGAAGATGTAGGATTTACCCGTAACGAGCAGATACTTGGGGTAGTGGAGGACGCTGTTCAAAGATGTATGGCTAATGGGTCTACTGTTTCTGACGTTGTTATTGAAGCGATGGTTTTCCAGAAGGGTTTGTCACGTGATGAGCGTCTGATAGAGATGACTAACAAGTACGGGTTCAGGGTTCGTGAACATTTAACTGGTGTGAACAAATATGATGAGGCTATAGGTGTTCCATCTATGGCGTTGTCGTTTATGCGAGGAGAAATAGAACTACCTTGGGCTGACGATAAGCAGACGAGACATCAGATAGGTGAGTTGATACGCCAGTTGAAGACATGGCGGCCATTAAAGCGAGGAACTCGTTTACGACAGGACCAAGTTATGGCATTATGGTTTATATGGATTTTATGGAGGCAGCGAAAACAGTCGTTTGACGTTGACTCTGGACAATTCAGTTATAAAGCGCTACCGTGGAAAGGTATTCGGACTCCGAGCAAGGTATTTTAAATGGCTTATACATTTGCGGAGATTGCAAGCATCATTCGCCATAGGCAAGATGCGCAGTCTCCTTTATTGCAACGTATGTTGGAAGTTAAAGAACGTTATAACGGCGATTACGTTATACCGATTCCTTCTATGGATGAGGAACCTGTTCTTCCTCCGTTAACTCCGGCTCTTATTTCTGAGAACATTGATGCTGTCGCTCAGCGCGCCGCATCTGTTGTTCCGTTTATAGGTTGTCCAGCGATTGACGCTAGTAAAGAACGTGGCAAACGTTCAAGAGAGTATGCTGATATTCGTAAACGTGCGTTGGCTGCTACATGGTATAAGAACAAATATAAAGTTAAAGCCCGTCGCGCTTACCGGCATCTCGCTGGCTATGCGACAGCATGTTTTGTGGTGTACCCAGATTTTGAAATGGGTTGCCCGAAGATAGAAGTACGTGACCCTCTTAACGTTTACCCTGAACCGCAGGCTGCCGAAAACTTTGACGTACCCGGTAACTGCGGATTTATTTACGGTAAGTCTGGTGAGTGGCTACGACAGAACTATCCTTCTAGCCGTCAAGAAAATGGTGGCCCTGTTCCTTCCGACGAAAATGGTATGCAGGAACTATGGGATGTAGTTGAATGGATAGACGCTGAACATATCGTTATCGGTATTCTTGGTCCACGCTATACAGTAAGGACTCATGACTCTTCTATACATTCAAGCAACTTTGAATTGTCCCGACATATAAATAAAGCAGGAATGCCGTGTGTTATTACACCCGGCAGGATAACACTTGATCGTATCGCCTCTTCCGTTTCTAACGTAGTGGGCATCGTTGACCTGATGGCAAAGTTTATGGCATTGGAACTTATCGCGCAGGAGAAAGCCATCTTCCCTGACCGATACATTATTGGCCGTTCCGGTCAGGTCCCGATGATAGTTGGTGGCGAATGGAAGGATGGTCGGGAAGGTGAAGTAAATGTCCTTTTGGATGCGGAAAACATCGGGGAACTTAGATCAGCCCCAGATCAAAACACAAGAGTCGCTATTGACAGACTTGAAAGAAACGCAAGGATCTCAACGGGTACAGTCCCACAAATCGGTGGGGAATCGTATGGGGCTTTACGCACTGGTAGGGGCATTGATGCTCTCATGGGTGCTGCTATGGACCCCCGTATTCAAGAAATGCAAGAGATCATGGAAGCATATCTTCCCCATTTAAATGAATGCGTGTTCGCTACATACGAAGCGCATTGGGGTAATAAAAAGTTTTCTATGTTTACTGGTTACACAGGAGATTTTGGTCAGGTAGATTTCACACCTAATGACCATTTTGAAACACACGACAATGTTGTTTCTCATTCTATTCCGGGTGCGGATATTCAAGGAACTACTATTCAGTTAGGTCAGTTGCTTGGTATGAAAGGTATTAGTTTAAATACTTTCCGTACTCGTCATCCTTATATTGATGATCCAGAGGCTGAAGGCCGTAGAGTAGATGAGGAACAATTAGAGGAAGCGGTGATGGCTGCCATTCAGCAGCAAGCAGTTTCTGGTCAGTTGCCTATTGTGTATTTAGCAAAGATAGAAAAACATAGAAAAAATGGTTTAGATATTTTTGAATCTGTTCAGAAAGCAGACGAAGAGATTCGTGAGGAGCAGGCTGCTATGGCACCTGAACCGATGGAGGGTCAAGCGATACCTCCTGAGATGGCTCCCGGTTTAGCCGGTGGCCCTGAAGCGATGGGACCACAAGGAGGTCCACCTCAAGGTGGTCCTGCACCCGGTGACCTTGAACAAATTAGGTCTGCACTAAGGTCTGCATAATGCCTAGGAAAAGAAAAACGCAAAAACCTATGACCGCTGGTTTAGAAGCCGGTGCATCATATGGTCAGGTGGGTGAGAATTTAACTTCGCAAAACCCTAACGCTGGTGGAATCCCTTTGCCGCAGGACCGAGCCGTTCCCACCCCCGGTTCCCCTGCGCCTGCGCCTACGGGTGCAGGGCCGGTCCCCCCTTCTGGCGGTTCGCCCCCTCAAGGCGGGACTGGCGCACTTCCCTTAGAGGACGCAACAAATTTTGTTCCTAATGTAACTCCATTAACTAGTCCGGGTAGAGGTTTTAATGCTGGGGCTGGTGCTGTTGAAAGAGATTTTACTGTTGATGCTGTCGCATTAGATTTAGTTAATTCTTGGGCAAAGGTTTCTGATGATCCTACGTTGAAATTGGCTGCTCAACAAATGTCTATGAGGCCTAAACGTGGCCGGTAGTCAGATAGCAATTTATAGAGATGATTGGAAAGAACAATTCCAAGCAAGGCCGACTAATACTTTTGATCGTATAAATAACCATTGGACTGGCAACAATTTAACAACATTGTTGGAAGCCGGTGGTGCAAAATATTTTGATATTGATCCTAATTCTTTAATCGGTCTTGCTTCTAGTTCTTTATCTATGGACGATCAGTTAGATGCACTACATAAAAGCATCGGAGAAAGTGAGATTGCTGAACTTTCTGCAAGTTTAAATGCTTTACCTGATGAAGTTCATCAGGCAAGAAAGAATCAACTTGATCCGAAAACTATTGCTTTACTTGAGAATTCAGCCGGGCATGTTTTCCCAGAAGATAAAAAAGGAGGTGGCTGGTGGGGTCCCTTCGGAATGATTCAAGATGTTGCAAATTGGGGCGGACCTTGGAATTTTTTAAATCCAAATAATCCTTTAGGCAAAGCCGCATCTTTAACTTTTGGGCTGCCTTTTAAAACTTTAGGTTGGACAATAGGTAGAGTCGTAGAATTCATTGAGCCTACATACAATTTTGGTACAAGAGTTTTTAGAACATTAAATTATGCTGGCGATGGTGACGTACTTGATGGTATTTGGAAACCGGGAGACTGGCTTGAAGGCTGGAACGAATCTAACGGTGACAATAACTCTTACAAAAAAAATGCTATCAAAGAAACACAAGAACTTGTCGGAGAAGAGGATACAAAACTTCTCCGATTGTTTTTAGCAGGTGGCCTTCCTTCTGTTTATGAGCACTTCAAAGAAGAAGGCATGGATCAGATGCAAGCGACCAAGGCTATGGAAACTTTTTATGATCGTTTAGCAAGCGACAACATGAGTGAAGGGTTAGAAATTTTAGAAGATGGCCGCAACAGTTTCTTCCATTCAAACGTAGATTTTTTTAATGAAATAATTAATCCTTTTACAGACGTTGGTTATCAATCAACAGCAGGTAAATGGTTTGGAGGCATTACTGCTTTTATGACTGGGATCTTAATGGATCCTATTTCTTATCTTTTTTCTCCTAGTAAAATTGCTCAAGTTAGAACTCTTCGTGGTTCTGTTAAAGGGTATCAAGATATGAATCTTTTACATCAGGCTGTGATGGCTAAAAAATATTTGGGATTAGATAAGAATCCTCAAGGTTTTAAAGAGACTGTAAAACATTTTATGCCCGGTAGCGGCTACAGGCGTGGTAAAGCCATGCGTGAAATAATAGAAAGACCGGCTAATGCGGCAAATAAATGGAAAGATCAAACTTTCATAGACGACGCTCAACTACAAACATGGGCTGCAGAACATAGATTTAAAGAAGGTTCAAACCTTGGTATAAATATTGCGTTAGACAAAATGACTGACAATTTGATTCGTATGGAGAATGAAGTAACTGAAGTTTTCCGTATTGAAGAATTAATTTCAGCAGGCAAAGCAAAACGTAGCGAGTCTTTATTAGCAGATTTTATGTTGAGGAATCCGCAAATATCTTCTGGTATGAGTTGGATGTTGCAATGGCAAGATGAGGCTTTGGCTAGAAGAATAACTGTCTTAGATGATGATGTTATTGAAGCGTCTGCTTATTCGTCATCTGATTGGGTAGAAGGAGTAAGTGAATTAAGTGCCAAAACTCACGGCGCTGCACACGTTCTTGATGAAGCAACTGCGGTTTGGCATTCACCTACGCTTTCTACTTCAGAAGGGTACTGGCAGTTTTTAAGAGAATCAGAACAAGGCATGTTATGGCGTGCTGCTAATAGCCATAAACCAAGTGGTTTAAATGTTCCTTCTATTGGTCCTATCCAACAGAAGTGGAAGTATGCGCGTGAGAACATAGATAAAAGTATGAGGCTAGAAAGTCCCCTAGAACAACAGTT